CGTCGCCGGTCAGGTGCATTTGCGTGTCGTCAGCATTGGTGCGGAACATCGCAACGTCACCAGGCGACAACCCTTTGAGCCGGTGCCTGCGGTCATCAATCGGACCCGACGACGGTGCGCTGCGACTGCCGCCGTTGAACGACATCCAGCTTTCCGAGCTATCGGTGATGTTGCCTTGCTCATCCCTATCGGCTGGCATGTTGTGCGACGTGAAGCCGTAGTTTTGCGCGGCCTCGATGTCGCCCCTGGACTCGTTCACGCCCATGTCCGCGCTGCACGCCTGCATCAACTGCGAGTCATCGATCTTGTCGATGGTCGCGCGCGAGCCGCCCGCGTTGTAGGAACGATGCGATGTGTTTGATGGTGTAGCTCGGTGCATTGCTTTGCTTCTCACGCGCCGCCAGGTGGAATATCAAACGGCGGGATGACGACTGGCGGCGTTGTTGGTGGCGGCGTAGTTGGTGCAGTCGGATTGTTGCCGGTGTCGGTCGGCTTTAGTTGCTGGTTCGGTGGCGGCGCTTCTTTTGCTGGCTCTTTCGGGATACCAGGCTTGCCGACGTTGAGATTCAGATTGTCCTTGAGCAACCACGGGAGCACTAAATCGAGCGTGGTCTGCGTGCCGTTGCGGTCATCCTGCGTGAAGGTGGCGTTCTGGATTTTCATCGCGACGCCGTTGAGCATCGCCATCGGCGACTCCACGATGACGTTATCGCCGACGCGCCAGATGTCGGAACCGTCGCCCCATCTGACCCATCCCTGCACAACGACCGACGCGGTGATCGTATAGCCTTCATGCCACACCGCTTCGTTGTGCGCCCGCGCCTGCATTTCCGCTGGCGTCTTGACCGGCTGTTCGTTCATGACGATCAGAACGGATCTCGCGCAACCGGTGCCTCCCGCTACGCCTTGCTGTTGGCTGGCATCCTTGCCGTGATGCTGATCGTTCCCGCCCGACTGACCCTGCGTGCGATACTCGGTGTAGTTTTCGTCAACCGAGATCGTGCATTGCATCGACTTGATGTTGACGCCTTCGGTGAGTTGCCCGTTCACCGGCTTTGTGTGCGGCCCGATGATCAGGAAATTCCCAAACTGATCGGAGCCCATGACGATGCCGCGCGGACGCGCCAGGTTTTCCAGAACATCCCATATCTTTTTGCCAGCATCGATCTGCAACTTATCGAACGGCGTGGGATCTGGCGTGCCGACTACCTCGACTCCGTTTGGATATCCTTCAAACAGTTTCTTAGCGACTTGCACGAAATTCATGCCGTCGAAATTTCCGCTCTTGGTGTAAGCGCTCGACTTAGCCGCCCAGGTGGTCAGGCTCTTGCCCGACAATTGGACGACGTGGTTGCTCTTATCGTAAGCGGTCTGCCGCGTCAGGATGTGGCCCTTGATCGCTTGCTTCCCTGCGAGCGTGATCGTGCATGGATCGCACGGCTTGAATTGTAGTAGCTGCCAATTATCTGGCGGCCCGCGTTCCGCCGCCGTGAAGCGAAACAGTGAGAACGCGTCGGCCCAACGATGTTGCACCCACACAGTTTGCCAGTCGGTGAATTCGCCGCCGCCAACGATCAGCTTGGCGATTTCGTCGGGATTGTATGCCATCGATCATGCTGACAGTGCTTGCCCTTGCACCGGGCAAAATGCGGGATGCACGATTCGGTTTTCCGCGCGTACCTCATCGGCGCGGCTGGCGTCGTCATAGAGCTTGTAGGCGATCACCAGCGACGGGAGCGGTTCGAAAAATTGGAAATTGAGCAAGCGCGGTAGCGGTCGCGCCGTCACGACCAGATGGTTCGTCACCGACGCGTGCAGCGTGATCAGTATTTGATAGCCAGCCTGATCCATCGTGTCGGCGGCGATCTCCTCCGCTTCCGCGAACGGCTCGACCATGTTCTGCTTGACGTAATCAACCTCCTGCCGACTGGCGAAAACCATGTTGGCAACGATGATAGATTCCTCGGCCAAGCAAAGGATCATCAACACATCCGCAGTCACGAACCCGCCGACTGTCTTGGGAGTCTCGCGGCTAACGGATCGGCGAATAGCTTCCATTTCGTACAGCGTCGCCCCGGCCAGCCGCGCAAGCTCGAAACATTGTTTGAGCGGTTCGCCTAGCTGATCATCGCGCAGCAACGGATAGGCAAACGCAATCGCGTCGCCGATAGCCGTGCGCGCGTCGGACCCTTCACGCCCCTTCGCGGAGATCGTGCCAGCGAGTTGCTTCAACGCGCGGACCACGATGGGCGCGGCTTCTACTGCGTCAGGCTTTTCCATTATTGCCCCGAGCCAATGCCGCCGACGATATCCTGCATGTCTTGGTTGGACGGATTCCACGCACCAGGCTCGCCGAACCCGTTGAGCTTGTTGGCGGCGCTATCGAGCGCGATTTGCGCGTTGATCAGCACTTGCGCCAGCGTGTTCTGATCGACTTGAACGGGCGGCAATCCCTTTTCGGCGAACGACATGTCGAACGTGCAGTAGCCGCCGAGTCGATCCTCCTCGGTCAATCGGTAGCGCGAGCAAATCACCCACATCGCTGTTTTTGCAAACGGCAAGATCAGCAAGCCGGGTGCGTTGTCCTCCAACACCGCGAGCAACGCGTCGCGCGCCAGCCGATAGTCTCTGTTCTGCAAGATCGTGTTGGTCACCGGATAGCTGATGCAATAGCCGCGCACCGAAAACTCAACCGCCTTGCGGCCCATGTCCTCGCCGTAGGGCATGTCGCGCTTGGGGAATTCATGTTCGACGTTGCGTCTGCCGCCTTCGCGCGCGTTCGTTTGGCAGTAGAATTGCGCATTGCGAAACGACGCTGGCACGAACGAATTGCGCCACGGATTCTTGATGTCGAGAATGCTGCCGAGCTTGCCAGATACGCGCGGGTCCGGCCCGGTCGCTGGTGGCGGCGCAATGGTTGGGGGATCTGCCATTACATTCCTGCGGATTCGTTTTGCTTCAACGTCGTTTCGCGGCTGACCGAAATGTTATCTTTCAGTGCTCCGGTGCCGCTCGCTTCGGTTCGCATTCCAACCGGCGCGTTTTTGAAATTGACCGACAACGACGTGTCGGCTTGTAGATTCGGGTTTTGCTGTTGCCCCATCGATCTATCAATTACTGATCGATTGTCCGCCACCTGAGTTTCGCCGCCGCTGCCGCCGCCGCCGCCATCAGAGTCGAACGGGTGCCCCATCCACACCGCTTCCTCGGGATCTACGCGGTCCCACGTGAATTGCGCATCGGTTGGAAAATGCTTTCCGCCCTTCACTTCATCAGGCACGTAGCCCATGCGCTCGGCGAGCGCCGCGTTGATATCGATCTCTCGTCCAGTGCGTTTGCCAGGACCAACATCAACTTGTTGCGCGTAATACGTTTTGCCGTCCGGTCCTTTCACCGCGAACCATGCGCCCTCTTGCTTGTCAGGACGCCCCGCCGTGATTGCGCTCGGCAACGCAATGCCGGGAACATTCAGCGGTGTGCCGCTGTAGCCGGGAAGCGGGCGGCCCTGCTTGTCCATGTCGCCCTTATCAATCCAAGGATATTGCCCCTGGAAATTTCCGTAGAAGCTCGCGCGCCCGGTGCGCGACTCGCCGACTTTCATGGTGTCGCCGCTGATCGACAACTTTTTGTGCAGAGCCGCGTAATCGCGCAGCGGCATGACGGCTTCGGGATAATCCTTCCCGAGCGTCGTGAGCGTCGGCTTGCTGACAACGGTTCGTTTTCCGCCGCCGACGATGACCTCGGGTTCTCCCGCCTCACCTACTAGAGCGGTTGTCGGCTGCGTGACCCTGCCACCCTTGGCAAACGCTTGCGCAACGACTGGCCTGCCTTTGCCTAACAACACATCGAAACGGTCGTTGAGTTGTTTTAGTAGCTCGGTGTTATCAGCAATGAGCTTGGCGTGGTTCTCACCTTCGTCGCCGCCGCTGCCAGCGAAAAACTGTGCCTTGCCCGAAAATGTTGGGCCGCCAGGTACGGTGTACGGCGGCGGCTCACCTAATCGCTCCGGTGATCGAAATGACTTTTCTATCTCCTCTGGCAGAATCTTCGGCAACGGCTCCATCGGATATTCGCCAGGCATAACATCGGTCGGCTGGTTTCCGAGATCCTTCATCCAACCGGGGACCGTCACCCAACGGCTGATGATTTTGTCGATTGCTAGAACGGTGTTCAAGATCGCCCTGGTGGCAACCTCGGCCATTTCGACCATCACCATAAACGGACTACCAGGCCGCAGCCATTCGTCCTTGAACACTTCGCCGATTTGAACCCAATCCGATGAGATCCGAGTCATCTGCGCGGTGTAGACCGTCGCGTGTGCGGCCATGTCGTTCCAACGCCGCTGTTGCTCCTCGCTCACGACTTCGAATTTCTTGCTGACATTAACCAGCGACGGGTCCGCGCCGAGCTTCTGATAGAATTGCAATTGCCGATTGCGCGCTTCTATCTCTGATCCGGTTTCACGTAGCGCGTTCTGGAAAACATTCTCGCCAGCTTCGCGGATCAGGTTGAGCCGTTCTGTTGTTGATGTCGCCTTGGTCAATTGATCGATGAAATCCGCCATCGCATCGAAATTGATTTTGGCATTGCCCAATAAGTCCTGGCGTAGTCGGCTCGCTGGCCGCAGCATGTCAGAGATCGCGTTGCTCACGCCCTGCATCGTGCTCGTGGCTTGCGATGTGCTGATGCCGAATTGCTCCATGTGCTCGGCTGCACCGCGAAACTCCCCGTAGCTGATGCCAATCTGGCGCGCCGCGTTCGCCATCTGCACGATGCTATCGGACCACTGTTTTAATTCGTGCGCCTTCGCAATGAGTCCGCCAGTGATTGATCCGACGTATCCGCCGATGGCGATCATCGCCTTGATCTGAGGCGGGAGCAACGCGCCCAACTCAGTGAACAACGTCGTCAGACTCTTGGCGTGCTCGCCTGTTACCTTGGCGTGTGTCGCCAGTTCCTTGAAGCCGCGTACCGCCGCTTGGCCTTGCCCCTGCCCAAGCTCCCCCATCCTGTTAAGCAATTGCCCCATCTGACCCGATGCCTGATCGGTCAGCGAGATCGTGATTTTTAATTCCTCAAATTCCGTTGCCATTAGTTGTGCCCGACACCTGACACTGTTTCCTCAACCGGGCCTTCGCGGGCGGGAACCATCTGTGATTGACGCTCGACCGGCTCGGGCTTGAGTAGTTTTGTTGATGACGTAGTGTCGCCGCCGCCGTAGCCACCTTTGAAATTCACATCAACTTTTCCCTCGCCGGAAATCTTCTGCGTGATCTCCTTGCCTTGCTGCGTGTCTATCGTCTTGCGCGAGGTACGGTCATCAAACGCGCTCGGTGCACCAGGCACGCCGAACGGCAAATTCGGAATTTGAACCGGCCCGTGCGCCGGATCTTGCACCCCACTCGGATCACCTTTTTTCGGACCAGTCCATTCGATGTGCGGCGCATCCCAACTCGGATAGGGTTGCGACATGTTGTGATCGCGCAGCACTTTCGCCCATTCGTCCGGGTGATCCTGAATCCATTTTTTCATCGCCGGTGACAACTCGGCGGCGTCATCTATGTCCTGTGCAGCACCATACGAATGCGATGACCAGGCCGAGCCACGGCGCATTTTCCTGATGTTCTTGCTGCCGAGCTTTTTGATCGGCGCGCCGAGCTTCTTTACGTCGTCCCAAAAAGCCTTGATGTCTCCCGCCGCTTCTGGCGGCACGTCAATCGGTCCATAGGCTGTTGCGATTCGTTGTGTTTTGAATCTGTTCGGATCAACACCGCGACGTTGAAACACATTCCTCCCCTGCGGCGGCGCGTTCGGGTCCGTGCTAGCGGGGCCTGATGTGCCAGGAATCGTTATGCCGGTCTGCGCCAAGCCCGGAATGTTTGCTGTTGCTGCGGGCGGCGCTGCGGCGGTTTCCTCTCCCGCTGGATGCGTGGCGTCGTATGCCGCTTTGTCCCTCTCTTGCTGCTCGCGCCATCTTCTCGATCTAGCGGCGTTTCCCCAATCGGCGTAGCCTTCGCCTGCTACGTTGATGCCGCCTTTGACGCCCTGAAAAACCTCCTTGTTCCACGTTCCCTGATCGGTACGCATGCCGATGACATCGCTGCCACCAGACACGCGCTCGGCGGCCCAATCATACGCTTGCAGGAGTCCTTTGTTTGGAGCGCCGAGCGCACCGAATCCCTTGCGTCCGGTTCGATTGCGCGGACCATAAAAACCGCTATCCAATTCTTTCAGGACATCGGTGGTCCCCTTGTAGACCATCCGATTGACCAGGGACTCCAACGTGGCTTGCGCCTGTTCTTTCGTTGAGCCCTCGTGCCCGAGCGTCGCCGCTACCTCGGCGCGCAATCTCGGATCGGCGGCGATCTTGGCGAAAATCGCGGCGCGCTGTTTCGCCAGGTAAGCGCTGCCGCCGTGCGACGCTGCCGCCGATGCGCCTTCCGTTCCGCCCCCGGCCTCACCTGGCCACGCCAGCGCGGGCTTGCCGACGTTATCGGACTTGAACGGGTCCATCGCATCAGGAACCGCGCCAGTCGGCCACGGCTTTGCGGGCGGCCCGACATTGGTTTCAGGGACCGCGCTTTTCGGCCCCGTGGTGGTGCCGTCGTCAGTTTTGCCGTCGCTGGTGCCGGTGCCGGTGCCGCCGCCGCCATCGGTGCCGCCGCCGCCCAACATGTCGCCGCCGCCGCCGAGCCCGCGTCCTTTGTACGGGCCTATCTCCAACAGCGTGTAGATGTTGTCGTTGAGTTGAGTTAATTGTTTGGTGTTCTCATCAACAACATCAGTTTGCTTTTCGTTGCGGCGATCCTCGATGTTGGTTGAGCGAGTCCAGTTCTCCCAAAATTTTCCGCTGCCTGCGTTGTTGCCGCTACCAGCAAAATGCGTGGCCTGTGTCGCCGGGGCTGTACCGCTATAACCTCTCAGCAACGGGCTACTCTGCCCGATGTCGAGCGCGTTTGGCATCGTGCCGCCGCCACCAGCCAACCGGTTGCGCGTTTCCCGTTCTGACTCGCTGCCACGCTGCCCTTGCAAATAACGACGCAAGTAGGCTTGCCCAATCGGCTGCAATGGTCCGGGCAACATTGCCGAGCCCGCTTGCGCCGCGCCTTGCTTGGCACCTGAAAGCGCCGCCTGACCAGCCTCAGACTCGCCTATCTTGCTGATGATATCCGTCACCCACTTGGGCGGCGTCGTCATCCGGCTCCACGCCTTATCGATGGCGATGGTCGTTTCCAAGATCGCGTGCGTGCCTGCCTCGGCGAGATCCATCAACACCATGAACGGACTGCCGGGACGCAACCACTGATCCTTGAAGATGTCGTTGATCTTCCCCCAATCGCCCGCGATCCGCACCGTCATCGCGTTGTAGTTCTTGGCGTGCTCCGACATTTCATTCCAGCGCTGCGCCTGCGCCTTCGTCATGTTCTCCAACTCTTTCGGCACATTCGCAAACTGCGCCGGGAGCCCGATTGTTTGGAACAACATTTGCCTGCGGTTGTTCGCTTCGATGTGCGAGCCGGTTTCCGCAAGCGCGTGGATGTAGACGTTGTTGCCAGCCTCACGCGCGACGTTGAGTCGATCAACCTGAGTTGTCGCGGTTGTTAGATCCTCGATGAATTTCGACATCCCTGCTTCATCGGACCAGGCGTGCGACATAAGCGTGACGCGGATCTGACTGGCGGGCCGCAGCATGTCGGCGATGGCGTGGTTCAATCCGGCTACGGCGGTTGCGGCCTCGCCAGTGCTGATTCCGTATTGCTCCATCTGTTCTGAGACGTTGCGAAATTCCGCGTAACTGACTCCCATCATCTGCGCGGCGTTGGTCATGTGCACGATTTGCTCTGACCACTCTTTCAGTTTTTGCGCTTGCTCGTATAGCTCGGTGCCGACAACGGCGACGCGGGTGCCGAATGCGAGCATCGCGTTTCCTGCAACGCCGAGCCCTTTGGTCATTTCCCCGATTTGACTGCCGAGTCCTTTGATCGCTTCGCCAGCGTCCTTCGCGAGATCCTTTAATTTGTCCATGCCAGAGGCAGGCTTGCCCCCGCCCAATTGCTCTAGCTGTTGGCGCAACCGTTCGATTCCAGTCGATGCGTTATCGACCAGCGTGACCGTCAGTTTTAATTCCTCAAACTCTGATGGCATCCGGTCACTCGGAATCAGCTTCGGCTTCCGCGCGCATGATGCGGGCGAGTTGCCCCGTTCGCATCAGGTGCAGACGCACGTCGCTTAACGGCATGTTGAGGAAATATTCG